AATAGGTAACTTAAAGTAAGGAGGATGCGATTATGAATATTGAAGATAGAAGAATCAAGGTTGACGGGGATTTGCTTAGAAAGATAGCAAAGACGTTCAAGGTATCGGAGGTGACTGTACGCAGCGCTCTGAGATACGACCAAGAGAAGGGACAGACAGAGAAGGCAAAGCGTATTAGAATGATGGCCTTGCAGAACGGTGGCATTCCATCCGTCTGCCTGCCAGAGTGTGAAACCATCCACGATGCCAATGGTATGATGCGACAACGATTCAATAACGGCGCCACTATCGAGGTGGACAAAAACACTGGCGACGCCAAGTGGTTTGATAAGAAGGGCATCAAGAGGGGTGAAGAAAAGAACATTAGCGTTACCCGCCTGTATATGATGCAAGAACAGGCGGCAGCCTTTTAATCAGTAACTAATCAAGACAGGACTATGTTAGAGTATTACGGCAATGTGGCTTGTGTGAGCTATTCGGACCTTGTGGATAACGGCATTATGTCGTCGGCCAACTACAAGCAGCTGGTTCATCGTGGTAAGATGACAGTTGTAAGGAAGGCCGGGGGTAGTGGTAATTGCGCCCTTGTTGCCGTAGATTCGTTGCCCGAGAAGTATAAGGCAGAGGTGAAGAAACTCTACCCTGACGGCAACCGCACCCGTCTGATGGAATGGGTAAAGAAGAACTACGAGCGCGATGCACAGGCCTACTCATTCTTCTTTGACAAGCGGAATACAGGCGTAGAGTTGCCAGCCGACAAGGTGAAGGAATATACCATCAATGCCAGCGTACTGAACTGCTGCATCAGGCTCTACGACAGAGCTGCCATGTGCCAGAAGATGTTCGGTTGCCGCTACAACTGGGATGAGATGGCCGCCTCGATAGAGAGCCTGCGCGAACTGTACGGACACACCCTGCCGGCCTCGACGATGCGATTCAGGAAAAAGGTAGCCGAATATAAGCGCGAGGGCTACAGCTGCCTGATTAGTGGTAAGTTCGGCAATCAGAGTGCACGTAAGGTTGATTTTAAGACGGAGCGCGTTATCTTAGGTATCGCGATACTGCCTAACAAGCCATTCAATACAAGCGTGGCTGAGATGTATAACCAGTTCGTGTGTGGAGAGCTTGATGTATGGGATCCAGAGACTGGCGAGATGTTCAATCCTGACGATTTTATGGATAAAAACGGTGAACCAAGAGCCTTGAGTGAGACAACTATCAATAATTACCTGAACTCACCGAAGAACCGTGTGCTGATAGATCATGCTCAGAAGAGTTGGGTATCGTTCATGCACGAGAATGCACCACACGTACACAGACATGCACCTGATTTCTCGTTCTCGAAGATATCGTTTGATGACCGCGACCTGCCACGTAAGCTGAAAGACACCAAGCAGCGTCCCAAGGCTTACTATGCTTACGATGTGGCCAGTCAGTGTGTGGTGGGCTATGCCTACAATCGCTACAAGAACACCGACCTGGTTGTTGACTGCTTCCGTTCGTTGTTCGTACTGATAGAGCGCAATGGCTGGGGATGCCCCGCACAGGTAGAGGTGGAGAACCACCTGATGAGCCAGTGGCGCGACTCGTTCCTGAAGGCGGGCGTGATGTTTCCGTTCGTGCGCTTCTGCGCCCCTCAGAACTCACAGGAGAAATATGCTGAGCAGATGAATGGCGCCAAGAAAAAGAGCGTGGAGCACAAGAATCACTTAGGTATCGGTCGTTTCTATGCCAAGGACCGCCACTACAGGACTGAAGCCAAGAAGGTGTTTGACGAACTGAACGATACCTATGAGGATAAGGAGTACTACAGCTGGGAGCAGCTGATAGCCGAGGATATGGCCGACGTTGAGCAGTTCAACAATACGCTGCACCCCAACCAGAAGAAATACAAAGGAATGACCCGCTGGCAGGTTTTGGTGCAGAATATGAATCCAACCTTGCAACCTCTGGATAAGGCGCTTTGGGCAAGATACATCGGTGATCACGTTTCAACTTCGATTCGCAGAAACAGCTACTGTAGAGTACATGGCTGCGATTGGTGGCTGAGTCAGACTGAGGTAATAGAGAAGCTGGCGCCTAACGATATGAAGGTGGAAGCCTACTATCTGACCAACGAGCAAGGTGAGGCCACGGACGTATGGATTTATCAGAACGACATGATGATTGATAAGCTTCAGAACGTGGGTACATTCAATACTGCAGATGCAGAGCAGACGGATGAGGACCGTGTCATCTTCACAGAGCAACAGAAGAAAATCGCTCACTTCAACAAGTACGTGAAGGAGAACGCGATTACACGTGTGGGAGTGATGGAAAAGGCTACTATGGTACAACAGGCTCCAGAACCGGAGGAGGAAATGACAGACTACATGGTTGAGCCGGAAGATATGCAGACGGAAACAACCTATCAATATAAAGATGAGAATGATGCAATAATGGATTTATAGGCCCTGGGAAGCCCCGCCCGTGAGGATTAGGAATTGCCTCGGATATCCTCGGACAGCAGTGAGATCTGATTTGGCCCAGACTCGAATAACATCGAAACCTGCACGGGCACGATTTTTTAAACAACATTTAAATACAGTTACAATGGAAATTACAAACGAGATTAAAAAACGGATTATGACGGCTATAGCCGACAACCGCGTGAACTATCCGAGCGACAGTAAGCATGCCGCAAGTCTTGGAATCAGCGCTGCTGTGTACAGTCAGTTGAAGCAAGGCCAGACCGTTAAGGTATTGAGTGAGGCCAACTGGATTCAGATGGCTCGCAGACTGGGTGTAGAGCTTCGTCCTGGCATGGATTGGAAAACGGCTAAGACGGCAACGTTCAAGTACATCTGGGCGCAGCTGACTATGTGCCAGAAATCCAGCCTGAGCGCTATCATGTGTGATGTACCTAACATCGGAAAAACGTTCACTGCCCGTGAATACGTGAAAGGCCACAGGAACGCTATCTATGTAGATTGTAGCCAAGTGAAGACCAAGCGCGCGTTGGTAAGGAAGATAGCCAAGGAGTTTGGCGTTGGTACCAACGGAACATTCGGTGATGTGTATGAGGATCTTGTTTTCTACATCCGTACTGTTGACCAGCCTCTCATCATCCTGGATGAAGCAGGCGACTTGGCTTATGAGGCATTTCTGGAACTGAAAGCCCTGTGGAATGCAACAGAGCGCTGCTGTGCCTGGTATATGATGGGAGCCGACGGATTGAAAGCTAAGATAGAGCGAAATGTGAAGGGTGAGAAAGTTGGTTTTGCCGAAATGTTGAGCCGATATGGTGACCGATATTGCAGAGTAACCCCTGACGCAGAGAAGGATCGCAATGTATTTTTGCGGGAACAGGCCCGTATAGTTGCAGAGGCAAACGCTCCAGAAGGTTCGGATGTGCAAGAGATAGTTTTGAAAACAGGCGGTGCGCTGCGTCGTGTATATACTGAAATTGAGAAAGTGAAAGCAAGAGCATGAGTAAGCGAGCATATACCATCGAGAACATCGAAGCCATTAAGTATGAGCGCTTTGACTGGGAGTTGAAATGGGCAGAGCCCTTCGGTAATCCTGCAGTCGATAGCTCGTGGTTTATTCTCGGCCCATCAGCCAGTGGTAAGAGTTCGTTTGTGATGCAACTTGGACGCAAGCTGTGTAGCTATGGTTCAACTCTCTATGTAAGCTACGAGGAGGGTGTAAGAATGGAGTTCCAACGCCGACTGAAATATTTACGCATGAACGAAGTAAAAGGCCACTTCTCAGTGGTTATAGATGATAGCTACGAGGAACTGATGGAACGCCTGAGCAGGCCAAAATCGGCCAAGTTCGTTATCGTTGACTCGTTCCAGTATAGCGGCTGGAGCTATGAGCAGGCCAAGAATCTGGTAGACAGTTTCCCTAAGAAGGGCTTCGTCTTCGTAAGCCAGGAGTATAAGGGCCAGCCATTGGGTAAGGCAGCCATCAGACTCCGCTATATGGCCGACATGAAGATAAGAGTGGCTGGTTATAAGGCTTATTGCCAAGGTCGAGCAGCTGGCGCACCTGGTAGCTTTTTCACGGTATGGGAAGAAGGCGTATTAATGACATCAAACAACGTTTAGACAATGAGTAGGATTAGTGAAATATTAGAGTTGAAGCCCGACCACGGATGCACGAGAGGCGGACGTGACGAGGAACTGCTGTCGAAGGGGCATACTTGCCCCGAGTGTCACGGTAACGGTTGGCACTGGGAGATGGATGGCAAGGATAGTGTAAAGGCCCCCTGTAGCATCTGTAACGGTACTGGTATGGTGGACGCAGTAGTAACAATTCATTGGCAAGCATCAAAAGGTAAAAGTAAGGTATGAGAAAGAAAGTTTATATCAGTGGAAAGATTGGCGAGGAAGAGGTTCTGAGTGAGGAAACCCGCCAGAAGTTTGCTCAGGCAGAGGCCAAAATGAGATTGTTGGGCTACGACGTTTTCAATCCCACCACAAGCGGATTAGGTGAAGAGGCCATGCGCAGGGCAAAGGCTAACGGCACGACGTTCTATAAGGAAATCTTGCTACTCGATTTGGAGCAGGAGAAACAGTGCGATGCCATCTACTTTTTGTCTGATTACACCAGTTCGCCAGGCGCCCGCGTGGAGTTTGATTACGCTCAGGCAATAGGACTTGAAATCAAGTTTGCAGACAGAAACCATGCCTGGTGTTACCTGAGCTGGAGATATGGAGAAATGACCGGCCATGTGAGCACCCCTAAAGCGAGACAGGAATATATCGACGCAAACATCAACAATGTCTGGATCCCGTAATAAAGAAATACGACTATGGCACAGGAAGTAACGAATTTCGCGCGGTTCTATCTGATGTTCAACAAGCTCGACCATCAGGGTGATAAGGAGGGCATGAAGTGTGATCTGGTTCGCCAAGCTACTAATGGCAGAACAGAGAGTCTGCGTGAGGTGACACGGAGCGAATACGAAGAGCTCTGCCGTATGCTGGAGAAGACAACCCGTGAGAATGTGATTAACGAGTCTGTCAAGAATGCTATCATAGCCGAGCAGAAACGCCAGCGCAGTATCGCCTTGCACATGATGCAGGTGATGGGTGTAGATACCACGGACTGGAACCGCATCAACGCTTTATGCCAGGACCCGCGCATTGCAGGCAAACTGTTTGCCCAGCTGACAGCTGAAGAACTGGCAGCGATGACCAAGCGCCTGCGTATCATCTACCGCAAAGGCGGCTTCAAAACCCTTGATGAAGACGAACCAAAGGCAACGATTATCAAGATGTATTAACTTATAAAAAAATGTATTTATGGCAACAAGACAGAAAAAGACAGTGATTCAGGGCGTGACCCGTGAGGCCGCCGACCAGGCATTTGCCGACTATGCAAAGGCTGATGCACGTATCAGTAAAATCAATGCAGAGATTGAACTGCAGTGTGCTAAGATCAGAGAGAAGCACCAGGCAGAACTGACCACACTTACAACAGAACGTGACCAGGCTTTCGACACCTTGCAGGCGTTCGCTACTGAGAACCAGGCAGAACTGTTCTCAAAGAAAAAGAGCCTCGATATGGCTCATGGCACCATCGGATTCAGAACGGGCACAC